AGACATGAGGCGTTCAGCGCGATTAGTCACTTGCTTGTGCCAACGCGAGTCGCGTCCCTCAACTGCGGCAGTTGCCCAGTCTCCTGCTTCAAGTGCCGCGTTGAACTTCTTGAACTGAGATAAACGTGGTCTGCCCATGTTGAACATCATATTAACCACAACCTGTTGCACTTCTTCGGGGAACCCTTCGAACGTGTCTTCGCCGTAAAGTACATGACATTCTGAGATAGAGGTGTCGAGATCTTTCTCAAAACACTCCCACACACGCTCTTCTGATACAGGTGTGCCAAATTCCGCTCCCCACTCCGCATCGCCTTCTACAATGAGATGTCCAACTCCAAAAGTGTGAAGACCGAGGTGATCTGCATAAACTTCGTAGACAACACCCTCATCAACTTTGAGTGTTTCGAATACTGCTTTTCTATCCATTGAGTTTCTCCAATGTTGCGAGCAATTCATCATACTTTGAGATTTGCTCTAGTTCTTTTTCTAGCGTCTCCATGAAGTCGCCGTGTTCTGCCACGCCCACAGGGTTGGCGGTGAATGTTTCCCAGTTACAGACGTGCTTTGCTCGCTGTCCCTCTAGATACTGCTTCATTGCTTGATTAATATGTAGTGTCATTTAATTCCCATCCATTCTTTTGTCATTATATAGTCCCGAACAAAGTCGCTGCGGACGATGTCTTCCCAGGTGAAATTGACAACAGTGAAATGTCTCATGTTGTCAAGTATCTCAAGAAACTTGTTGATACCTTCTTTGTCTTTCGTTTGTTTAAAATCTGATTGGTGATAGTCACCGCTGAATATGATCTTCGTTGCTTGTCCAACACGGGTAATGACCGAGTCAAGTTCATGAAAGTTAAGGTTCTGCATCTCATCAACCAGGATAATCCCGTTGTCGTATGTTACTCCCCGAATATATGACGTTGAGGCAAAGTTAACATACCCATTGTGAACCAGTTTGTCATATGCTTTGACATCGTTAAACAGTTCTGTCGCAGCAGCACGATATGGACCAGTGTATGCCTCGAGTTTGTCTTCCAAAGAACCTGGTAGATATCCCACCTCTCTTGTGGGTACAACGCTACGTATGATGTGTAAACAATCAAATGGGGTTGACTTGTCCATTACTTCTTCGAGCGCCAGATACATGCCGAGAAATGTTTTACCTGTTCCAGCAGTGCCAACCATTGCAAGGTGGTCGCCTTCCTTCCAAGATTCGAATGCTTCTTTCTGGTGTTTGGTTATCGGATCAATGGTAATAAGATCATCAATACGAATTGACATGTTCTCAGTTTGTTGCTTTTTCACGATTAGAACGTTTTGATTGTGTTGCCTCTGCCTGAGGTTTTTTTGATGTTGTCTAAATGATTTCTCCAATCACTTGACGTCTTAGAAAGCGTGGACCCGTGTTGTGAGATAGCGCCGAGACGAACAGATGATATGACATGTTCCCATTCACCTTCTTCAACCAATGCTTCTTTCTCGGCGATTTTCATAACCATTGTTTTGACTTCTCCAGTCTTCACATTTTTCATTTCGTATGTTGGCATAATAATTTCCTAAGTGTGGCACCCCGTAGGGTGCCGTTAGATAGGATCACCCCCTCAAAACTTGTTGTATCGCAGCATCAAGAAACGCTTGTTTTTTCTGCATTCTATATGCTGCTTCTGTCTTTCCCTTCTTGTTTAACTTGTGTATGTAATGTCCAAGTTCTCGTGAATCTTTTTTTAGTCTTTCGAGTTGGTTTGCTACCATAGGCAAGCTCCTCTGCTATTTAATGGGAATGAACATGATTTATTTTAGGATTAATCCGGGGAATGCCTCCTCTACTAGTTTTTTGGTCAACCCTTTCACTGGGGATTTTTTGTTGATCATAGACACCACAACTTTGGCGTCCTCCGGGTGAATTGCTTCAAGCATACCAAGAAATATACTCTCGCGCCTCACTGATGTGAGCGACTCGCTTTCGCGAAGACCCTTCACAAAATACTTAAATTTCATGTGTTGTTTGCGTAGCGTGGATGGGACTGACTCTTCGCGACTGGGTTCATATGGGACGTTGTCACCTGCCGGAAGATTCCACTGAATTGATTCGTCGAAAGTCCCACGTAAAACATCTTTCAACGGCATGATGTTGTTTGATTGCAGGATGGTAATCTTCTCTTTTCTAGATTTTGCTTTTTCTACTTGCTGTAGAATTTCAAACACTTCATACTTTTTCATGGTAACGCTCATTTCACATACCTCTCAATATACTTATATATTTTTCTATGTTAACATAGATTTTTCATTTTGTCAAATGTTTTGTGTTGACTCTACACATTATCATTTCATTGTAGTAGTCATCACGAAACAAGACGTCGTTCTCGAATTGATACTTGGCTTCGTAGTAAGAGCAGTCGCCCTTAGTTTTACAGAGTATCAGTATCTCACGCCTGTAGTCGTCCTCAGGGTTCTCCAGAGTCCGCTCAAGCAATGTTTTGTTCGAACCGAAGTAACTACGCCAGTCAGATTCTATCTTAGTTTTCTTTCTTCTTTTTCTTGATTTAGTAACAGGTAGGGTTTTGGTTCGCCAGAATAGTTTCTTACCGATATATTTCATACCAGTTGTTTTCTCTTCTATTCTGTAAACAAACCCAACGTGATCCTGTAACAGATCATCGTTGGGTTCGAAAGGTTTGTCTTCATAATACCACGTCATAGAATTATCTATAACGGTTCTACACGCGCCTCCGTTCCGCAAAGAGGGCAAAAGTTAGGTTGCTCGTCTAGAAACTCATCAACATGAACAATTGTCGATTCATCGCAAAGCGAGCAATGAGTTGTAAATCCATTTTTATCTTCTAATTCTTCCATGTAGTCTCCTTATTGAATTTCGCAGAAACCAGCGGCACACGCCAGTTCTTGTGCCCCAACTGTCATGTCAGATTGCTCATACTCAGCGAGTTTGTTCCAATCAACGTCTTTGGGCATTTTGTTTAACAGTTCTTTGTATTCTTCTTCCGAACAATCTTGATATGGTGCCTGTGCATATGTGTGATCAGAGAACGGTAAGAACGAAACGCCAGACATATAATCAAAATTGTTATATACCCAAGCGCCAACGTCCAACCACTCATGTTCTTTTACAGACACAGTGATAGATGGTTTGTGTTCGCACCAGTGTTGTTGGTATGTCAACCACATTTCCAACTGCTCTATGGCAGTCATGTCAGTACGGAAGATTGCACCTTTGTCCACTTTCATTGGGAATGAGAACACAGATGTGTGAGATGGGTTCATCTGATCATCTTCAACTGGAAATCCAGCGTCAACCATCATCTGAGTTAGAGGGTCTTTTTTGTCACCACGTACTGTACGAATGTAATATGGATTGTGGCGAGCGTGAATACCCGACGCGGCGTCTACTAACTGAGACACAGTGCCAGATGGTTTGACGCAGGTGATTGCAACTGACTGATTAATACCCAGTTTCTTAGCCATTTCAGCGTTAGTCTTAATAGCAATAGACTTCAGTTGTTCTAGGCGAGGAGCAATATCGCTTGACTTCTTGCCGTTCGTCAATGGGTTGTCCATGATGCCTGTCATGGATACGCCAAGCAGTCTTTCCTCTTCGCAGTTCTTGCGCCACGCTGATGAGATATACTTGAAGTTGACCAGTGACGACTGGAACGTACCCAAGATAGTAGCGAGCCTTACCTTCTCCTGTAGATCCTGCCATGAATCATTCGGGCGAACCACAACTTCTGATAGATTACAGAACTCGCGCGAACGCAGAATAATTTCGGAACAAGGGTTTGTGCCAAACTCATGATCGCCCACTTCTCTACGACCTGAGGCAGATGCCATCATGTTAGCAGATGCACGGTTGAAGATGCCACGCTCACCAGACTTAGAGTCGTAGAGTGCCTTCCACTCGTCCATAAATATACCAATGTCTGGTTTCTCAGTGTAGCAAGCAGAGTTGTTAGCAAGTGCGCGTTGCCCGTGATCGTTCCACCACTGACCTGCTTTAGCGTGCCTCATCCTATCATCGGAAAGGTTTGATAGGGAAATAAGCGCAGAGCGACGCACACCGCCTACCACGACGATCTCAGCAATCTTACAGACGATGTCGTGACATTCTACTGAATTTAACTTACGCCCTGCTGCATTGCGAAATGTAGTGATGCAAAACTTGAACAGTTCATCGAGCGGTCCTGGACCTGATGCGCGACCACCAAATGTTTTGAGCGGGGCACCAGCTGGTCGTACTTTGCTCAAGTCCCATTGCGGAACCTGTCCAGCATAGAGAAGACCAACCAATTCTTTCAGTGCCTTCGCCCAACCCAACTTGGAGTCAGCAACCATGATAGTTGTATCAGTATCATGAAACTCTTCAGCAACCATTGGCAACTGAGAGATGTATTGACGTTCGACTGAAAACCCAACGCCAGTTCCGTTCATCAAGACATACAGGATTTCGTCAAAGGCATGGGGACGGTCAACAGCAATATATGAGCAGTTGTACCCAGCAATATTCTCACGCTTCAGTGCCTCTCCTGCAGTCATAAGGCAACGCATTGAAGGCATGACCTTCTGCGCAAGGACTGCCTCTTCTAATTCTTTCCTGAGCGCTGCGGGAAGTTTGTAGTCGCACGTCTCCATGAGGTGCTCGGTAAAAAAGTCAAAGTACCTAGCGATAGTTTCTTCCCACGTTTCTCGGCGTCCCTTATCAGGTAACCATCGTGAGTATCGGGACAGGTGAATAAATTCTTGGTAACTCGTGGGTAAAAAATTGCTGGGCATAGAAATGCGCCTCCTCATTCGTCAAGGGGTTTAATTAGTTCGTGGGAAATATTATATATTATTCTTCGTTGTTTGACAACCAATCTTCGGCAGTCGTACCTTCCGACTCTGAGGTTGCTTCACGATAATATAAAATCAGTTCTTTTTGTTGTCTAACGTAGCGGCGAACCTCTTGGAAGTTCTCTGCCATTTTTTCATAACCATCGGGTGTTAAAGCAAATACCACAAAGTTGCCGTCAAGAATTTTCTCGATCTCTTTCTTTTTCTCATCGTAGTTTTCTTCAGTGATGACGAAGAAGTTTACATTGAGCAGATCAATTTCTTGCGGCAATGGTGGTTGATAAATGCGTAGAGGTATCTTCTCTACGACAGTTACAATCTGAGGTTCTGGTGGAATAAACTCTGGTTCGTTGCCCCACTCAAGGCTCGGCATCCACGAACATCCCGCTGTTAAAGCGAGCGAGAGATAGATGATCGGTTTACACATGTACATAATTTTTTACTTCCCCACTGTTCACATACCATGACTTGTCTTC